TCGTGGACACTATCTCATCACCTCATGGTCTTATTTTACCATTCGTTTATAGTATCCATCAAACGGGGTATAGGCCATTATTCACACGGATACATTCCTTGAGCACTTTCTTCAGCTCTGCGTCCGGCAGACGTACAACGAAAAAAGGGAAGTTCTGCTGAAACTTATCCGTATAGGAATTTATTAAATCCCACAGTTCTTTGTCAGCCATTTCTGTCACCTCTTCAAAGCATCCTCCAGTATTTCCACAAATACATTATAGGCGTTCGGCAGGTACTTTTTGAGCAATACGAGCGAATCTTCATTGCCTAGAGCCGAGTCTAAGAACTCAGCGAAGGCCTCTGTTGATAATCCATCTTCATATGGCCCAATGACTCGTTTTTTCCAATAGCCCTTGTCTCTACCCATATGCCCTATGCCACAACGAATCTTTCCGTTCGTCGCCCCCTCTAGAATATCTGATAAATCGCCATAGGCCAGCTTGTTAAAGCTGCCTTTTATCTCATTCTCGATTGCCTTATACGCATAGGCTTTTTTATATTTAGCCCTTGCAAGCAACTTACGTGCCTGTGTTTTTTGCCACTCTGGCACACGAGTACCAAATGTAAGATTCAGGTAAGGGATGATTTCATCAGCTCCGATGGCTTTAAGCGCGGTAAAGTCCGCGTCGCGCAGCGCAGAAGTGAACACTTCCTTGTTAATCTTCATGCGTTCCTTTACAAGCCCATCAACATCGGAATGAATCGTACTTGCAAACTTCCCATTTTCATAAAGCGAAGAAAAATGTATCCCCGTCCTGCCAAGTATGCTGTCGATGGCGTGGCCGCCTTCATGAAAAAGTGTCTGATAAGGTTTGGAAATAGCATCCCCGCCGGATACTTCTTCAATAAAGATATTTAATTCACTATGTCAGCCTTCACCATAGTTTTTTATACTGTCGATGATTTCTTTTAGGCTTTTGCCATCAAAAACTCTTGCTTCAAACAATTCTTTCATGTTGGGGAAATTGTAATCTGCATCGCCATACCATAGATTAAAAGTTCCATCTACTGGATCGATGCCGCAAGGCTTTCCATTATAGTCAAATGTATAGCAACTTTGTGTAGTGATAACATCTTCTTGTATTTGCTTGTAGGTCATAGCTGATCACCCAATGCCTTTCTCACATACTCAGGAATCTCAACAGCCTTGCCATGCCTTGGGATTCCTTTGCTATCGACATTATACCAGTGAGCATGCTCGCCGTGAGTACCAAATACAGATTCTTTTTTATGCCCATGGTCATTATCAGAAACCTGCAAATACTGCAAGCCGCTACCATCATAAAAATTCCAGGTCTTTCCGCCCCTTTTAGATGTTACCAGATTTACGCCGTAGGCTGTTCCTTTTACGTTTGATTTATCCGCCTCTATTATACCATTTCCCAAATCATGATGTGCAAAGATTTTTTCGCCTGTGCTCGTTCGGTCAATGTACTGTTGATACCATTCCACATAGCTCATGTCAGCAGGCATTCCCGTTCTCATTCCGAGCCGCCCGCTCCCCCTTCGGCTTGCTGTCGCCCTTTAAACTGCCGACTATGGTCGAGCGGCGGCGCGTTGGTGCCGGGGCTGTAGTCATCAACGGGATAGATATTATCCGGTATCTGCTTCATGCCATCAAAGGCGTCCATGTTGTATATCTTGTCTAATTCCATATCTTCATATCCTTAGATTTTTGGTATAAGAAAAGCACCTCGCTTTCGCTTGGTGCTTTAAGATATTTTATGCGTTTACCAATTAATTTCAGGGAGTATTTCTCTGAATGAGATACCATCTATAAGAAATCTATCGAGAATATCTTCTTTGGTTTTAAAAATGGTGTCATCTTTGCCAGCCTCGCCACAGCTGTAGCCATTATCTACAGGACAAATGTAATACCACTTTCCCTTATATTCAAACTCAAGATCAGCCACATCTATAGTATCCATAAACTGTTTTACTGGCATAAAATCACCCCCTAAACACATGTTGTTCTTTTGCGCTTAAGTCCTGAGGCTTACTTCTCTTTGGCTTTCCATCTTGCCACGTCCATAGATGCTTATGTTCACCGTTAGCACCATATGGATGCTGTTTACTGTTGCCATGATTGCCATAATCTATCTGGACTGCTATAAACCCATTTTCATCATACAACGCATAATTCCTTTGCGTTCCTCGCATTGTAGTATATTCTACGACACTATTTGGCGTCCCCTTCAGCGAAGGACGATAATGCGACGAGGCTGGTATCCTTTGCGTAACGATGATTTTATCATCACCGTCGGTTTTCCAATTACCTTTACCAGATGGAATCATACTTGGCTGTATATATTTATTATACCATTCCGCATAGGTCATGTCAGCCGGCACGCGGATATATTTCCCATCTGTATTCCTGGCTGCCCGCGTTCCCTTGGGCTTGCCATCGCCCTTGATGCTGCCGACTATGGTCGAGCGGCAGTGCGGATGGAGCGGCGGCGCGTTGGTGCCGGGGCTGTAGTCAGCAACGGGATAGATGTGCCCGTCATGGTCGCGGCAGGTCGCCGAGGTGCGCCGGTCAAGCGTTGCGACGAAGCGGTAGTATTTCATGCCGCTTTCCTTGATGCCGTCGAGGATGGCGCGATTCTGGACGTAGTTCAGCTCCGTGCGGACGAGCCGGACGGCCTGCGAGTAGCCAACGTTCATGCGCTGCTCGACGTAGCGGGCGAGCTCGTCAGCGGAACAGCCGCGGTGCATCCCTGCGGTGACTGTCCGCTGTATTGTCTCAGCCAGCTTCTCGCCATTCTTCCAGATGCGGGCGGAGTAGTTTTGACCGCTCCATGGCGTCCGGATCACGTTCTCCAACGCCCCCGCATCGACGCGGCTGACCGGATGGATGAGCCCACGCTTCTGCCCGATGTCGTAGAGGTCATGGTAATAGAAATCCTTATAGGCCGACGGCAGGAACTTGTCCATGGCAGCCCGCACGTCTTTTGAGAGTTTGCCAACCTCAACGAGCGTGTCAGCGTAGAGCTTGTCAAGTCTTGTGATGCGGCTGCGCATGGCAAGCGTGTTCAGCTCGCGCAGGAGCTCGTTGTCGCCGGTCGTCTGGATTTCCTTGACATAATCCTCGATGTCCATGCGCCATGTCCGGTATTCCTGCCCCATGAGGAGGCGCTGCGCTTCGACCATGTCAAGGCCGTTGTCATTTGCAAACCGTGCATAGAGCACGCGGATGTCGCTCTCGATGTGGTGCAGGGAGCGCGCGTAGAGGTCAAGCAGCTCTTTCTCAATCTCCCGTCGGCTTTTCCGGTACCATGCTGCTTCCAGCTCCGTGTTCCGCTTCGCCCAGTATTCCTCGTTCGTCACTTGCCTCACCGCCTGTCATGCCTTCCTGCTGCTCTTTCTGCAGCTCCTCCATTTCCTCGGCCGGATCCGTGACGAACGGCAGCAGGGAGAGGAGGCGCTTCTGCGAGACGAGGCCGTAGAGCTCTTTGACGATCTGCGCCTGCTCCGCATCGTTCGACGGCAGGTTCGCCGTAAAGGTGATCTCGATGTCGCGGAAATCGATGTCCGCCGCGCTCTTGAGCTTGAGCATCCCCGCGATGAGCTCGATGCGGCGCTGCAATCCCTGCTTGAAGCCGCGCTCCTTGCGGCTCCGTACCTGCTCGAGGCCGATGAGCTTGTACTTGATGGCGACGCCGGTCGCATTGCCCGCGAAGGCCTCATCGCTCATATCCGGCACGCTGGAGAACTTGTGGATGTCCTTCTGCAGGCGTGTCTTGATATTCTCGATGTAGGTGTCGTTGAGGTTTTTGATGAGCCATTCCGCGCCGCCGCCCTCATCGAGGGAAAGGACCTTGTTGCGCCGCAGCTCGGCGATGTCGTCGCCTGTCGTGCCTCCCATGCCCTTGAGCACGAGGTAGGCGTCCGTGAAGTCCTCCATATCATCGAGCGTCAAGGACTGCGCTTTGTTGTAGGCATCGACGAGCGTGATGACGCTCTCGAAGTCGCCGCGGCGCTCTTTGTTATTCTCATACTCCACGACGGGAACATCGTCGAAATAGTGCGGGCGGGCGTCCGCGATCACGCGCAGCGTGCCGCTGTCGTAGGCGTAGCTTGTCACGTCGCGCTTGTCGTAGACATCGACGTACTCCTGATAGGTCACGCCGTCGAGATTGTAGACACGGAAATGCCGGATGGCGCAGATCACATTTTCCTCCAGGGATGCCTCGCAGACGAGAATGACCTCCTCGGACGGCACCACCTGGAAACGGATTTTCGCATCCGCGTCCATGTAGAGAATCTCATAAGCGGCGCCTGTGATGGCTGCCTCTTCTGCCAGTCGGAGATTATGCGCGGCCTCGTCGTTGTAGCTCAGCACGTCCTGCAGCGCGTCGAGCTCGTCTTGATTCTCGGAAATGGATGAGTAGGCTACCGGCTTGCCGAGGAAGAAACCAGTGCTCATGTCGACGATGTACCCGCAGTAGTTCGCGACGATCTTGTTGTTCGGCGCATTGTTCGACCGCTGTCGTTTGTGCAGGATGTCATGCTCGCCGCGGTAGTAGCGCTTCAAGCGCAGCTCCCGCAATTTCGCCGTGTCGTGCCGGAGGCATATCGTGGCGATGTCTTGCAGGGACAATTCTGTTTTTGTCGTGAAAATCTTCATAGCCCGAATGCTCCTTTGCTGAATCGGCTGATATTGTGCAGGCGCATGACCTCAGACAGGCTATAGCGCAGGCTGTCGATTGCGTGATTGTCTTTGTCCGGATAGGCGCTCACGAACTGCCCTTGACGGTTCTTTTCGTATTCGTAAGCGATGAACTCACGGTAGGTATTCGGCGCCCTCCTCTTGTCTATATAGATGTGCCCCCGGTCCTGCAGCCACTTGATGCCATGCTCTACGCTGTCAGGGCCTTTCTTTGCCCCGCTGATACGCAAACCGTAGCTCTGCATCTCGGCAATTGACTTCGGTTCTGCGGAATCGGCGAGGATACGATGCCGTCCGGCCTTGGCGGCAATTTTCTCTGCTGCCTGCTTGTTGAGTAATTTCTGCTGGTAAATTTCATCGAAGATGTAGATGTCCTCATGCTTCGCGTCGTAGTGGCAGGCAACGAATGCGAGCGGATCCACAGCGAAACCGAAGTCAAGACCGAAGTAAAGGCGGTCAAAATTCCCAATGAGTTCGTCGCTCATCCGCATGTCGCTGACGTTCTCAAAAACGGCTCCGCCCGTGCCTGTGACCTTGCCGAGGTATTCATGCTCATAGGCGCGTTCATTCTTCTCCTTGAGCTTTTCCGCATCATCAAAGAACCTTTCGCCGAGCCATTCCCGCGGCACGCCGAGATAGGTGGAGTGATGCACGAGCCTGTCGGGATTATCAAAGAGCTTTTCCTCATTCACCCAGTTGTTCTGACTTTTGGGCGGGTTGAAGGAGCAGAACTCCCAGTATTTAGGACCGCCGCGCAATAGCGACTGATTGAGGTTGCGGATTTCCTCCATGCCGCTGAACTGGTCAAGCTCCTCGAACCACACAACGCCGATGTAGCCAAAAGGCAGCTTGATGGACTTGATTTTCTGCGGATCGTCGACGCCGAAGAAGAGAATTTTCTGACCGGTCTTCCGGTAGGTAATCTCATGCGGGCTTGTCTTGAAGCGGAATTTGCTCGTGAGCCCCAGCGCATCGATACCCCACTGCATCTGCGGGTAAACACTTGTCTTGATGGTGTTGCCGACTTTGCGCAGGACGACCGCGTGGCAATCCGGATTCTTGATGAGGAGCTGCGGGATCTCGAGGCTTATCTCTGACGATTTCGTCGAGCCGCGGCCGCCCTCCAGCCAGTAGTATGTATGGCCATGGCGCTTGATATCGCGGTGCAGCGCATAGAAATGCGGCGCTACCACATCACTGAGCCGTACCGTCTTCATCCACGTTCACCTCCAAGTCGTCAATGATCTGAACATCATCATAGGCCGCCCCGCCATCGGCCTTCACCCGCTCGATTTCTGCCGCCAGCTTCTCATTGCGAAGCTTCTGTTCCTCTGTCAGGAGCTTCGCAGGGACGTGCTGCATGTGCTTTAGAAGCGCGTCCGCCGACTTTTGCCGGATATTGAGCCCTGCAGGGAGTCCTTCGTGCGCGCCGGTAACCGGGTTTATGACCTCTTCCATCACATCGCCACGCATGACTCCCGTATGAAACCGCAATATTTCATCCTCGCTTGCAATCTGCTCTTTTTGAAGTGCTTGCAAGCGCCGCTGATATTCCTCGAAAACTCTAGTATTTTCTAGTATTTTCCGCGCATTCGTATCGATGTATTTCCGGCTATACCCAGCCTCGCGGGCAGCTTTCGTCGCATCCCCTAGGCGGATATATGCATCAATGAATCTTAGCTGCCTCGGCGTCAGCTGCCTCTTCCTTTTCTCGCGCATCTCACATGTTCACCACACTCCCTAAAAATTCCCACTAGAAAAGGGGCTGTCTCACGAAAGCATTTTCGTGCGGATAGCCCCGTTTTCTTTGACCTCAATCACGGTCATCTGACAC